GCTGATGATGGGTATCAACCGTGGTACTCTGCGTAAGAAACTGAAAAAATACGGCATGAACTGATACATTTCTGCTATGTTATTGAATAAAAAGGCGCTACTCGGCATGGGATAGCGCCTTTTTTATTAATGTTTATACAGATGTTTATACAGTTTTGTCTGAACAAACAAAAAAGCACCAGAACAATACTGGTGCTTTATGGGGGATAAACCTCTTTCAACGCCTTAATTTATCAGGTTTCCTCCACTGATAGGGTGGCGCTTCCATGCGCTGGCGGTGCCGCTGTTTAGCTGCCAAAACCATAGCTGTTTTAGTGCGGATTATTAGCCTATCCTGCCCGTTCAGTTCATGGCCCTGCTGACGGGCCATTTCCTTTATTACTTCTTCGTAGTTATCCCGATCAAGCATGTTCGCCTCAGTTGATGGAGTTTGTACCGTGCACAAATGAAGCCTGGTTGGCAGCAAGCCGTTCTTTCATGTGCTCGGCCCAACCATTAAAAATTGCTTTGTCTGTGCCGGGAAACGTCACCAAAAAAGATATCAGAATGTCATCAGTGAGCTTGTCCTGCTGATCCCAGTCAACGATGAACTGTCGAAATAGTGGGTACGCCTTTTCCGGGTCTGCGTTCTGCCACGTCGCCACTACAGTATCGAACGGAGGAACGGTGTAAGTGACCAAAACGGGCAAAGGCTCATACTTTGTTGGTATCAGCACCTCACGGATGAAGGTCTCACCTTCCGGCCATAACTGAGGATGATTTGTCACTGCTGATCCTCCACGTAGATTCCTGCGGAAATAATGGCACCGCCGATTCGACGTTTGCCGTAGCAAAGCGGTACCGGATACCCCTGAGCTGCCGTATTCGTAACGCTGCCAAATGCGTAAGACGCTTTGTTATCGGCGTCCTGCTTACTGGCGAGACCTGCGGTCTGTGGCGAAAGCATCTGAATCACGCCACCAGCCATCATTGCCGCCCCCATTTGCATGGTATATGGCCCCCAAGTGGCACCGCCAAGAGCCTGGCCAAAATATGTAAATGTCCCAATGGCACCTACCACAACCAACACAGCGCCAAGAATAGTTTGAAGGACGCCGCCACGTTTACTGCCCATAACTACAGGCACAATACGAATTTCACGCCCCGAGTTTGGGTAATCGAGTTCATCTTTTCCAATATTGTCTTTCCCGCGAAATACGGCATATGTCAGCCCACGCTCACGACTTGACCTCATATAAGCTTCGAAGCCTGGAATTGTGGCAGCAAGTGCCCTACCGGCCTCCCCTGTGGTTCGAATAAGCCTATGGTGTACTTTTCCGAAAAGCTTACCAAGTTGCCCCCCCGAGGCGAATGGTCGTCATTACTTCCTGATTTGCTTCACGCATAAATAATCTCCTGTCAGATACCGTTAAATGTCGCCAGTCGTTGTTTGTGAATATCACTCATGTCGAAAGCAAAATCCTCGTGCTCAGCCTGGAAGGTGCCAAACGCCATCAGCGCGGATACTGCCGGATCTATCTTGTTGGAAGATTTCTTTTTGTTGGGCTTAATGTTGGCGTTGGCGTCAGACTCCATCACCACGTTACCAATTGCCCAGGCCAGAACCGGATCACCCCGATGGCGCACCACCCTGCGATTAACGAAAACTTCAAAGGATTTCGCCACCGGACTGAATTTGAGATAGGTTTGCGGGAACGGCTCCACATCGAGGCCCGCTCCCTGTAGCTGGGTGCGCAAATGCGTGGCGTTCCACGTATCGAAGCCCACCAGCCTGATATTGAAGATTTCAGCATCGCGCAGGATATCGTCACGGATGCGGTCATAGTCGATACAGTCGCCGGGTGTGGTGCGTATCCAGTCCGCTTTCACCCACTGGCGATAGATGGCGCGGTTTTTGTTAGCAACGTTAAGCAGCTGCGCTTCGGGCAGATAGTGCCGGGTAAGAAGCCTGATCTCGCGCTCAAACGGGAAAGCATAACTCACGCTGGTAATATCGCTGGTCGAGGACAGGTCAAATCCGGCGTAACACTCCATCCCGGCCAAGTCTTCCTCGGCATAATCGAGTGCACAGGCATCCCATGCGCCAGCACCCATCCACGGTGTGGAACCCTGACACCAGATATTGAAACGTTTGGTCAGCATTTCCACCCACTGCGACGGTATGCCCCGTGCTTTCTGGATGGTGGATTCCAGCTTCGCCGCGTCAACGGACACATGCAGGTTAGGGTTAGCCTTGATCCACATTTCCGGCTGATCAACCTCGCTTTCGTCGTCCAGCTCGTAGATCAGGACAAACAGCGAATCGTTGCTTTCTTCCCCGGCCAGTATCTGGCAGCAGTAGTCATAATGCTGTTTACAGGCGGAGACAACGTTACTTCCGGCGGTCGTGGTGGCGAATAAAATCGCCTCAGGACGTGCGCCCATACCCAGCTCAAGCGCGGAATAAACGCCGTTATCCGGGTGAAGGTGGTACTCATCGACAACCGCCAGGCTGGGGTTAGTCCCCTCAATGGTGGCCGCTTTCGCTGCCAGCGGCTTTAACAGGCTGTTGCTCCTGGGGAAAATGATCTTGTGCGCCTGGATATTGACGCGCTTTTTCAGAGGCTTTGACAGCAGGCACATCTGTCGGGCATCGTCGAACACAATGCGGGCCTGATCCCGGCTGACCGCCGCCGTGTAGATATCCTGCTGTCCTTCCTCCATGACCAGAAACCAGTTAGCCAGCATCGCGGCCACAGTGGATTTGGCATTCTTACGCGGCACCTCAATAAAGGCGCTGCTGTACTTTCTCCGACCTGTTTCACGGACTTTAAACCCCAGCAGGTTAGCAAAGGCGAACTGTTGCCACGGCTCCAGCTCGATAGGCTGGCCTCGTAACGGGCCTTTGACGTGGGGGCATAGCCGGGAAAACGCCACAAACCGCTCAACGGTCGCTGTATCGAACACATAACGGGGGTCATTCAGGTCTGAAAAGTACCTTTCGACGGCCTGTTTTACCCGCTTACAGGCCGGAATTTCGCCTGATTTAATGGCGTTTGCGTAATCATCCCAGGCGGTCAAGTTCGTCTTCCTCTTCGGTTTCTACCGGGTTTCTGCGTCGGCTTACCGGGTCAAAGCCCAGCAGTGAGGACATTTTAATCATGATTTTTTCAGCGTCGGCCTTTGCGCTAAGCGCTGGATTTCTGCTCTCTCCCCCCTGGCTGTTAACAATGCTGAACCCACGGCTGGCAAGGTCTTCCACTGCTTTGCGGTACATCGAATAGTTAACGCAAAAAAGCTCAAGATTGTTCCAGTCGGCGGGAGTCAAATCACCGCGTTCGGCCAGTTGCTTCGCCTTTGCTTTCCACTGCTGCGCGGCTAACTCATCAAGGTAAGCTGGCGGTTTTGGTGGTCTTGCCATAAAAAATTCTCGTTTCCATCGCGTTTTATTTTCAAAAAAATCGCCGTGCGTAAAAATTTGAGGGGGCGGTCGGTGCCTTGAGGCTGGGGTTTTGTCCTGAAAACCTCCCCCACCCCGTCCATGCGGCCTGTCAGCGGTTGCGGAAGCATTCCATCACCTCCCGCTCACGTTCGTTCATGCGCTTCACTGGCTGGCGCTCATCGCGTCTGGTGCGGGTCTGCATAAAACCATCACGGCATCGGGCCAGTGACTGATAAAGATTCACCACGTCTTTCTCATTCATCGTCTGCCTCATACATCCAGTCATTGCGCTGCGCTGCCCGCTCTTCCTGCTCGATGTAGAGCCCTGCTTTGCGGTTCGCTTTGGTGATGGGGTCTTGCTGCGTGGTCTTCTGGTTGTGATGTGTCTGGCATAACGACTGGTGGTTCCACTCAGGCCAGAACAGAACATCATCACCACCATTGATAGGGATGATGTGATCGACAATCTTTGCAGGAACGTAGACGCCCAGCGTCTGACACTCAACACATAGCGGATAGCGCTTAAGGTACTGAGCGCGGTACTTCTCCCATGAGGCTGAGTAACCACGGGCGCGACGGTGTCCGCGTCTGGCATCCTGTTCACGCCACGCTTCCCGCTTATGCTCATCGCACTTGCCGGACTTCACCCGCTTATTGCATCCCGGCTCTGTGCACCGGCGCATTGGCTGCCACGGCATCAGTACACCCCCACATCACGATAGACAGACCACAACGCAGAGATAGCCAGCGGAACCTCTTTCGCCTCAGCATCGCTGATCATCGTGCGATATTCGTAAAGCTGAGAAACGTACATCAGGCAACCAATCTTGATAGCCGGGGTGAACTCCAGACCATTATCAAAACGCTTGCCGATATGCTTCTGACAGACCTCCAGCGCCGCATCGATGTACGCCTGAATCAGCACATCTTCCTCGGAGCCATCAACGCGACAATGCAGCTTTGCTTCAGCCAGGGTGATTTCAGTAGTCATTTCTCGGTCCCCTGTTTGCAGAGAATCTCAAGGCGCGTCATCCCTGGGTCCGGTATTGGCGGCCCGATAATGTTGAGCGTTGCCCCAGCAAACGGGCCAGTCAGCACCTTCAGGCGGTTGGCGGCGGTAATATCGCGGCGGAAGCGCACCCAGACGCGGATTGTTGCTTCGGCAACCTCAGCACCAGCCGCCACCAACTCACGACCACTGATCCCCTTAACATCAGCCCAGATGGTTTCCCCGTCCCCCCATGCCTGAATAACCTGACCAGACGAATCTCTGTGAGTTCCGAAGACCCGGACAGTCACGCGATTTCTCAGTCCTCCCGCTCTCATGCATCACCTTCCTTGCTGATCTTCACTTCCTGCTTCCATGCCTGGCTGAACTCGTCACCACCTTCACGCGGTGCCATCCCTTCACGTTCGCGGGCTTCGTTCGGGTTCATGATCCCGTTCTTGATACCTCGCTCATATGTGGCGTAACGTTCGGTTGGCGTGGCGCGGAGAAGGTCAGCTGAGTCAAACTCCACCTGATAGCGCGTTCCAGGAACGGGAGAAGCCACCAGCAGCGCAGATTTGATTTGTTGTTCGAAGTTCGCCAGCCACGGGCGCATTGTCATGGTGAGAAAGGCGCGGCTCGCTTCGCTAAAGTTGCTGTAGGTGCTGTTGCTGTATTCCTGGAGGAAAATAGGCGACACGTTGAACATGCGGGCAATGTCTTCAATGGTGAATCGACGGGATGCCAGCCATTCGGCATCCTTGTTGTTCATGCCCAGCTCCTTGTAATCCATCCCACCCTCAAGGATCGGCACTTTCCCTGCATTTTTAGCCCCTTTATAACGATCCAGCGCACCCATAGCCTGTTTGCCCTTCACGCTGTCGAGCCATTCAGCAGTAGTAATCACGCCCGACGCCATCATCCCATCTTTCATAACGCTGGCACCGTGTCGCTGTTGGGCCAGACCTAACCCCAGCGCCTCACGGCAGATGGAGATCGGAGAGCGCCCCATAAAACCATCATCGGTGGAGTAACGCAGGTGCAGAATCTCTTCCTGGAGGTAAGTGCGCACAGCCCCGGTAAACGGCTCAGTGATGGTGTATTTGTACTTATGCTGGCCGATTCGCTCAGGAACAACCGCCCCCGGCGCATACGGGTGCAGGGATTGCGGCTGGCCGTCGCGGCCCCACTGGATCACCGCATAGGCGTTACCGTTCAGCAGGCAATGGCGCATCATCGTGCGTTTAAACTGGTAAGGCGTCTGGCAGTCATTCGGCTGCTCATTCAGGAGAAAATCCACAGGGTGATTGCTCAGCCACTCCCGTGCCTCTCGCCCGTTATCATTACGGACGCGATAGAGGTAGCAGGGCATTGTTGCCACTGCCTCACTGATAACTGACACGGCGTTCATCACCGCAGGCAGAGATTCCGCAGTACCCGCAGACACATATTCGCCTGATCCGGTATTTGGAAACCCTGCCATTGCCAGCCACTCATCAATGGTCATGCTGCGCTGTTCGGAGGGTTCAGACTTACGGCCAAACGGCCAGATATTCCACATATCAGAGCCCCGCTAAGTCAGTCCAGCGGCGGCGGTTATCGCCAGCGCGGCGCAGTTCAGGATGTTGGGAGAAAAGCGAACGGTGCGCGATTTCCACGCCAGACTCAGGATAAGCAGGCATAGAGGTAACAGTGATTTCCCGTAGTTCAGCAGTGATGACGGTTCGCGTGTAAGGTAATTGCGCTGTATCCCAGAAATCTTTTGACGCACGGAAACCGAAGCTCATGCCGGAAATGTCTCCACGCTCCACCAGCTCCAGCACATCGTTGCCAAGCTGGGTATTCGGCGGGGTCAGCTCGAAGCGCAGCCCGGTATCGTCTTCGGACAGCACCAGCGTGCCGGATTTAGTGCGGCCCAGCAGCTGGGTATAGTTATGCTCGTACAGCGCACGCACATCGGTACCGGATGCCAGGCTGTCTTTAAACGCTCCCGGCGCGAACTGCTCGCGGAACTCGTCCCAGAACACTTCTGACAGGCTGTTCCAGCGCACCGCATAGCCCACCAGCTTTTTGTTGCTGGCGCTAAGTTCGGATGTGCGGATTTCAAAATCTATTGTTTTCATTATTGGACTCCACAGAGGGCAGAAAGGGGCCGAAGCCCCTCACTCATCGAATCAGGAACCAGCAAGCTCCAGAATCTTAATAGCGCTGGAGTCCACCACGCCGCCGCCCAGGTATTTATCGGTATGCACCTTGTAGAAACCAGGTTCGGTGATGTTATCGGGGCGGGTACGCACACCAGTGGTGTGATCCACGATGAAGTAACCGCGCTTAAAGTCGCCGACTGCCAGGAACGCTTCACCCGCAGCCGCATCAGGCATGGTTTCCAGATATTGAACCGGACGGCCAAGGAGGGTATCAGGGGAGCCAGCAACGAGACGATCACGCCAGATGTAATCCCCGTTGTCGTTTTTCAGCTTTTGCAGCGTAGCGGCAGTGTTGGAGTTCATCACCCATACGGCATTTTTGCGGTATTTAGCTTTCAGCTTATACAGCAGGTCGATCAGACCATCAGAGGAAACGGCAGCAGCTTCCATCTTCTCCAGCGTGCCGAACGGACGTGTTTTATCGCTGGTGGCCGCACGCGGATAGGACAGGAACCCTTTGGATTTTTTATCACCGTCGCCGTTCACAAAGTCGGTTTCTTCGGTAGCAGTGAAGGTGTCGGTGATTTCGGAAGACAGCCAGCCCAGAATATCAACTTCGGAGAAGTCGAGAATTTCCTGAGTGGTTTTCGGGTAGGCGTAGATCGGGTTGAGTTTGATATCAACACGTTTCATCTTTGGCGTGCTGGTTTCAGTACGCGCTTCATTTTCGGTTCCGCGATTAACGGTAGTACCGCCCACAGATACCAGTTTCTGGTATTCGTTGGTTTTGGTGGTCTTCACCGTGGCGATGGAGCGCATAACGCTGTCATCCTGCAACTGGCGCATGATCTCTTTGTCCAGTTCAGGGATAACGGTATAACCGCCGTCAGCCTGCACCAGCGTGGAGAGAGAGCGGGTATCACCGGTCATGATGTAGTGGCGTAGCTCGTCGTTGCTTACTGGCTCACCTTCAACGGAAGTGCCAGGCAGATTGCGCTGATCGTCGGCGACGGCTTCAAGACGGGTGATTTCAACTTCGAGGGCATCAGCCTGGGCGCGTAGTTCATCGAACTTTTTGCCCTCTTCTTCGTTCAGGCTGCGCTTTTCAGTGTCGGCTTTGTCCAGCATGGAGCGCATCTGGGTTTTGAGAGCGGATTTCTGCTGGCGTAATTCGAGTAATTTCTTCATGGAGTGGTTTCCGTAACAATTAACGTTGAGACGTGAAACCAGCGCGGGAGAGGATGAGGCCGTTTAATCTTTTTCTGCATCCCACAGGCTACTTCGCGCAGCTTGATTAAACGGCCAAGTGGCGGCTCACGTCTGAGTGCCACTCTTCAAAATATACAGACTTATCGATAAGTAAACGCCATTTTCTGCTGATGAACAGCAATGAAAATTAACGCGCAAATAATTTACAAAACTAATCTTTCGCACAATCCAGAGCATCATCAAGAAGCTCTCTCTTCGCCTTCAGTTCCCCAATAAGGATATCCAGTTGCTCTTTGCTGGCTGCAATAGGTTCGCCAGAAAATTGATGTCGCAGGAAGCCATTGTGGTCGACAAAGAAGAAAGACTCTCTCTTCACCATTTTGCGATAATCTCTCAGCGGCATGATCTGCAATTCTGCTTTACTGTCTGGTATGCCAAACATATTTTTATGCTCTACCATTTTATGGATTAGTACCTTCGAATAAAAAACGTCATCACTTTTGCTTGTCATGATTCATTCCTTTAGTGGATAGTTTTTCCGAGCGTGGCTACATTTCCGGTCTTTTTCATTGATAACAGTAAGTGGCGCATGGATTCCACTTCTGAAAGCCCCACACTAGCACCATGCTCTATAATTCTCCCGATCGCCTCAGTTGCCATATCTGAAGCGGCCTGCTCTGCAATTTCACGGGGCATATCAGGATGCAAATACCCCAAAAAGCAAAGTCTGATTTCGGACTCAATTTGCTCGATCAAGGTCTTATTTTCTTTGCTCATATATTAACCACCAAATTTTAATTGTTACATATACCGCATTCAATCAATTTTCACAGGATAGCGCTTGCGCTCTCAATACTGATAGTTTTCTTACTCTGCCAATTATTAACCACAAATAATTTTGAAATCATTTTACCTTCTGGTTAACCCCTCCATCTTCAAGCCATTTCATTACAGCTCTACGGCTGTAACGTGAAGGGTAGGTGAGTACTGGATTGGGGAATCCATGATCTTTGCGTAAGCGCCACACGGCTGTTTTTTTCTTACCCAGCAACGCGAACAGTTCCTGCTCTTCCATAAAATCATTAGCTGTCATAATTCACCCTCCATCAATTATGTTTTCAGTCTGCTATAAAATTAAAAAATATACGTTTAAGTGTTCACCTGTTCACCTTTGATAATTTCCTAATTAAATTCATTGTGTTACATGGTGAAGACTGTTCTTTAAGGTATTCACTAGTATTCACCCTACTCTTCACCATTAAGAACAAAAAACAATAAAAAGGTGAACAGGTGAATACTTGGTGAATACTTAACAAATAAGTGTTCACCCTTTAATCCTCTGTTATTAATAGACTTTTTAACAGGGTGAATACTGGTGAACACTTAATCTATAACTTTACTCTGCCTGAGTGCTCTCAGTAGTACCTGAGCATGATGGCATCCAGTCGTCTGAGTCATCGTGTAGCGTAACGTTTGACCTGATACCGTGCTTGGTCTTCCGTTTTTCGTACTTCTTCCCATACTCAGACATTGCGCCTGGCATATCAGTACCAAAGCGCATGAGCGACACTGGCTTGCTCAGACCATTGGCCCGCATGTATGCCAGATAAGCGTGATAGAGATACTTGCGTGGGCTGAAAGGCACTATTTCGGCGTTACCGATAAACATCCCATCACACACTACGGAGGCCATCAGATAGCCGCAGAAGTCCACCAGCGAATCACCCTCACGCTTGATAGCAAGTGCCTCTTCGGATTTCTGCTGTTCGTGCAGTAGCCGTTTGGCTTCGTCCTGGCTAGCAAACCGGGTCAGCAGGTGACGAATTATCACGGCAAGCTCCCCCTCTATCTTCTCGGCCAGCATCGTATCTCGCTCATTCTCCGGCACAACCTCGGAAAAATTGAATATCACCCGACGACGCGATATCCCCCCGCTTCGATCACTAAAGGTCATAGCATTGTTATTGACGGCCAGTACTACCGCCTGAATCCGGGTCGAATAAGGTGCTTTGTGTTTCGGGTCAATGGAAACCTTATCACCGCCCGTAATCGCCTTAATCCCTGCACCATCTCCAGCGTAGCGGGTCATATCAGGCATGATGATCAGCGAGTAACCAACCACCAGCGCCCTGTCCCTCGCATCCTCCAGCGCTTTCATACTGGCTGATACGGTGTTGGCCTTACCCGCAAGCATCGTGCATATTTCCGCCATGACGCTTTTACCACTACCACCCGGCCCCGTTACCTCAAGAAAAAGCTGCCAGTCATAACGGTTAGCCAGCACCATAAACAACGCTGCCAGCACACGATCTGTTTTGCGGTCATTACTAGCCACGGAACGGCGGAGCCATTTCCAGAAGTTCGGCGCGTGGCTGGCGAGAGTCTCACCTTCTGCTGGTGGACTGAATGGTAATTCACTGGCGATCAGCAACCAGTCTGTTTTGCTGTGCTGCCTGAATTGCCCCGTTCGGGTATCAAATACCCCATTGCTGAACCCAATCAGGTTGCGGGCTGTCACGCCCATGACCGGAAGACTCAACTTCATGGTTTCCACCGCCGATTTAATGGCGTTCTGCGAATAGGCCACTTCAGCATCTATGTAAATCTGTGCCATTTCGCGTTGCAGTTCTTTATCCGGAAGCGGGGTCCACACCACACCGTTATAGTGGTGCACCGTGTCCGAGTCAGCATGAATTGCCAATTCACCGTCATAATGAGCCAGTAGCACTTCTCCGCGCTGGCTGGCCCCCATCTGATTAAGTGCAGGGCTAACTTCTACAAACTCCTGAGTCCGTTCCCTCTTCGTTATTGGCAACTGACGGATATTACTTTCTTCAACTCTGGATTCTTCCCGTACCCGGTTCAGGTAGTCGTGCCAGTCCTCTGGCTGACGATCGGGAATCCCCTTATACAATTTGGCATCCTGCACCCCGGCGTGCGCCAGCTTCTCACCAATGACGTTAATCAGCATCGGCTCAATACTCCCGGCCAGATACACACGGGCACTTCTACGACCTTTATCGATAATTTGCAGGTTATCCAATTCCGCCAGTTGCTTTGGCCCAAGATAGATAGGTGGTGTTGTATCTTCGGCAATTTGTTTACCCAGGCCTTCTTCCCATCCCTTTGCATGAGCGTATGCATCAGTTCCAGCAAAAATAACGGCTTCGGTATGTTTTTCCTTTGGCAGATGTTTCAGGTTAGGCGCGTTTTTCATATCCCACCCTCCCGACTTACAAAGGTGAATTCTTTAACAAATCTTTCCAGCGAAAATACGCAGGGATATTCATAGCCATCACGGACGAATGTCACCCGATTAAAGGCAATATTGCTCACCGTAATCATTTCACCGTTCTTTTCCGACCAGCGGTCACTTATTTCAGGAGTAATCACTTTAAGCCTCCCGGTTGTTTTTGCGCTGGGTACGTACATAATCCGCAGCATCACTACTCTGATTGAGTGCTTGCGCCATTCTGGGAAGGTGACGCAATGCATGGCTTACAAGGATCAAATCACGCCGGGCATCTTCATCGGAATAGTCCTCTGCATTGGTTGCATCAAACGCCAGATTTCCGATCAGTGTGAGCGCACTATTGATGGCAAATGCGCCAGAAGAATATAAATCGCTGGATTCAGCCAAAGCCTCATCAGTGAAGTTTTTAAAATCAGGAGTGCTCTTAACAAGCTGATGGTAAATGTCACGCATGGGTCACCTCACTTGCCGCTTTTAGTTCACGAACGCGGGACAACGACATGCTGATCAGATCCATCGCAACGCTGTACTCGGTTTCATCATCAAAATTCATATACAGCGATGTTGAGAGCAACGCTTCCAGGCGGCGCAGTTCATCTTCAATGTCAATTTCCGACCATTTGGGCTTATGCATGGCGCACCTCCTGAATCGGCAGTCGAGCAGCCAGAGACAGAATGAAATGCGGCGCTAAGATACGGCGTGCTTCACGTTCGGTTGATGCCTCGATGGACAAACGGCAAGGCTTGGCCTTTTTGTCGTGACGGTTAAGAGCGAGAAAACGCCATGTAAATTCAGGACGAGTTTGGGTAGACTGTAATTCAGCCATATTGTTAGCTCCGATAACATTGTGGTCAGAGGCCCGGTTAGTGTTAGCGCACTGCCGGGCTTCGCTATTTACGCACCTTAACTCAAACAAGGTGTAAGACACACAATAGCCCGCGAGTGTCTTACACGTCAATGCTTCCAAGTAATAATTTTTCGTGTATAGTGTCTTACACTCATTTTTGGAGAATGTAGACATGGCAACCGGTTCAAAGAATGCAAAATCACAATCAGTAACAGCTCGTATCGCACACGAAATCATTGAAGGCATGGAGTCGGTGAAAAATCCCGGCGAAAGTACAGGGCAGTTTATTAACTCTGCCATGCAAGGCGAGATCAAACGCCGCCAGCGCAGGAAGGCCAAGGAAGCCGACAAGGAGTGATACCCAATATCTGGGTAACGGTCGAAACTACGGGATTTCTCCGGGGTTTGCTGCAATGCAGTACACCCGGCACGTTGAGCAAGTTCTCCCCAGATTTGGGGAAATGGGGTGTGCGCCAATGCCGTACACCATACACAACCCAATTTCTGGGTAGTTTCACGTAACCGCGCCATTGACACAGTTCCTGCAATTACAGGAACGCTCAGGCTTTGACCACCAGCGCAAGGCCTGGTATGCTGATCCTGTTTAGATTTGATGTGATAACTTGGGCGGCCCTGCATGGCCGCCTTTGTTTTATCTGACATCCCCCACCCCTTACGCCGTCTGGCGACTCTGCTGCCATGCAGAAACCTCGGAAAGAAGCCAGCCAACAGCGCGGCCACCCAATTTGCGACGAGCGGGAAATTGACCTTCTTTTTCCATCATGTAGCGTGTTGTGCGGCATATGCCGGTTAACTGCCGACACTCAGCTTCACGGATCACTCGTTCGGCTGGCGGTTGTGATTGTTTAGATTGGTTCATAAAAAAATGCTCTCGTTCGTTAAGGTTCGAGAGCATTTAAATATTTATGGTAATGATCCTCTGGAAAGTTCCAGTCTGGCGGAGGAAATTCCGTTAGGCAAAGTCTATGTCAGCATCCTTAAGCCAATCAGCAATGGTTTTCCCAGAAGGCAGTGCTATCCCTCTCAGTTGGAAATCCTTACATATTTCACTATCTTTACTTTCAATAAATTTTCTTGGGCTTTCTGCCACATCATCACCATAATGAATAGCTAATAATGCTTTAATCATTGATGCTCTGTTATTCGCTATTGTCTTACTAACTTCCTCTTTACTGACAGTAGTTTCATTTCCCATTTCATAAACTTTTTTTCTACCTACAGTTAATTTCCTTACTTTGCTCTCATCTCCCAATATGACAGAAATTGCTTCTCTAGAGACGAGCAAATCTTTTTCCGAAAACCTACTCTCATCATTTACACTTGCATTACAACTAATATCAATATCACCCAAAGGAGAAAAGCAAAGCTTCACATACGGAGCCGTAAAATCACGGTTAATAATGAAACTTGATATATTCCATACACCTTTAAGGTAGGCTTTAACTCTGGGCTTATCTCCATATTTTGTTAAGACCTCAGCCACCTGCTCAACCGTTTCACAACATTCAAAATCAGATGTCGCAATGATAGAGAACTCAGAGACATTGATGTAATAATCATGTCTTTGTTCTGAGTTAAATATTTTATTTGCAACATCCATAAGGGTGCCATCAAATTCTATGTAACCTAACATTGAGTCATCACGCCCAAACTCATGCGATAGATTAATTGCGCCGATTTCCGCCCAATGGAGCAAGTCTTCAACTTCACAGCCTGCGCCAATAAATCTGGTAGCCCGCTCTAATGTGCAATACTCTAATGCTGGTAACTCGAAATCTTTCATTTTGCCACCTTAAGAATCATTACATTTGAATCGCCAGTAGAGATAACCTCTAACCGTTCCATCCATTTATTCAGTGCATCCAGTTTTTCGGGAAGATACTGGCTGCGGTTGTATACGGCCATAACGCCACCCAGCGTATGTCCCAGTAACTGCTCGACCACATGAGGCGCGATCCCCATATTGTTTAATGTGGTGGAGAACGTGCGGCGCAGGTCGTGAAGCGTCCAGGGCTCGGAATGCCCCAGGCGTTTATGAATACCTCGCCCCCACTGGCTGACCGCCTCTGGCTTCTTCATCTCGCCCAGCAGCAGGCCACTATTTCTGTGCTGCTCAAGCAACGCCACAATAAACGGCCGTATAGATACTGGGATTGGCCGTAATATCTTCTCACCGCCTTTGCTGTGCTCTTTCGGTACGGTCCAAACCCATTCCTTAAGATCCCACTCAGCCGGTTTGGAAAGACGTAGCTCCTGCGTTCGGCAGCCAAACACCACCAGCAGGTGCAGCAGCGCGGAGTAGTAGGGCTTAAATTTGAGTCCGGTACTTGCCTGCCAGATATCGGCAAGCTCCTGTCTGGTATGTTCCCGGTCGCGCTTACTCTGCTTTCTTCCTACATCATCGATCGTCAGGTCGTCCAGGACGTTGCTCACAGCATATCGATGGACGCGGCAAAACTTCAGGGCCTGCTTACACATTTGCAGCAGGTAGCCTGCGGCCACTGGTGCTTCATTCCTTACACGGGAAAAGCACTCCAGCCAATGCCGGGTTTCACACATCGACAGCGGATAATTACCTATATAAGGAAAGATATGCTTCTTGAGCTGCTCGGTGTGCTTCTCGACGTTCGCACGCTTATGGGTGGCGTATTCCCTGATCCAGTAATCCAGGGCTTCTTTTACCGTCACCGGCTTTAGCGTTTCCTGAGTCGTCACGCTTAACTGGTGTTTTGGGTTTTTACCTTCGGCCAGCCATGATCGGCACTGCTCTCGTTTCTCTCTCGCAGCTTTAAGTGAAAGCTCGGGATAGTTCCCTAGCTTAATGCGCTGCGATGTGGATTCCCGTCCACCAACCCTGAAGGTGAAATACCAGGTCAGAATCCCGGCACGGGAGACCTTCACACTCAGCCCATCGCCGTCAGCGTAAAAGCTATCTCCGGGGCTTTCCCGACCAAGCATTTTACGCAGCGAAGTATCGCTTAATTTATTCGTTCCACCAGCCAT